GCAGTAAGAGTTAGCTCATTAAGTTCAATCCACGCCATGATACAGTCTGAGCTAATACCAAGCGTGGGATTATACGTCTGCGTAGCAGTTGCAGATACTACCTTACGTTGTGATGTGATACCACTACCAGACGTAGTTGAGCCAATCTTATTTGTTTGCTGTGTTGACCAACTACCATTTGTGGAATCTGCATCGCCTGTGAACGTTTGCGTAGTGCCAGATTCCACAAATAGTGCACCAATCACCATGTCACCATTTGCAATAGATCCAGTGGTAACAGTGGGTGTACCACTAGTCTGACCAGCACTCACACCACCAGTTACATACTGGACAATTGATCCAGCAGCACAACTAATCTCCTGTAGAGTCCACGTCTTCGCCGTCGGACTTGATCCGAAGTTGACTGTAATTACAGTACCAGTCTGCAGTACTCCGACATCTTGAGCACAGGTAGCAATAACACCCTGTACACCTGCAGAGGCTGCTCCGTTGTCAAAGATTGGTAGTTGTCTTCTGACCCAAGTGTTGCCTATCGAGTCAGTAATACTGGTAATATCGTTGGTAGAGCCACCAGAGGAGGAATTGTCAGCAGCAACGCAAAGTACGGCCATACTCCCAGCCGCAAAGTTAGCACTGGGAGATAGGGTAAAAGAGGCGGCACTGGTATTGTGGGTACCAGTCCCACGATCCGTACCGGTGAGAGCCAATTATGCGCCCTGCATCGGAAGTGAAGCCGTCAAGCTAGTCACGCTAACCTGTGCTCCAGAAACGATGGAAACGCTATTAAAGTTGATGTTAGCTCCACTTGTACCGACGCTAAAGTCGAACTTTCTAACTCCAGCAGAAGTCGTGAGGGTGCCCCAAGTGGCTGTTCCAGTAGCATCAGCTGAGCTATCTGCCGTGATGCTATTAGCCGTCGCTGAACCAGATGACGCAGAGCCAAAGGCAGTTGCTGAAAGTGCCAAGTGAGCAAGCTTGACCTGAGCACCTAGTGCAGTATCTGGATCGGTTGGCTGCGTGCCGTCATAGATATCTAAAAATCCACTAGTGCCAATAGTGCCAACCATAGCATCAATGGCAGCGTTTCTAGCAGCAACACTAAGTCTCGTATTAAGAGCCATGGCTCAGTTCCTCCTTTAACATAAGAGGAGGATGCTCAATCACAGCATCACGAGCAAGAACTGCATCAGCAAGTCTCTGTGCTTCCTCATCGCTAATACCACGATCCATAAACAACTGCTTATGGTAAGCATGTCGCTCTTCAGGAGAACGCTTCGGCTTGTCGGTAGACACTACCGTACCCTCACCGTTGAATTCTGGATCAGGAAACGCAAAACCGTGAGATTCCATAGTATCTCCACGTAAGTCTAGGGGGCTAACCTATGCTAGCCCCCCAATTAACTTTAGATCAGCCACCAGCTGCAGTGGTGAGGTCATAGGTAGTCTGGAAGGTATTGCCATTCACCAGACCAACGCCAGTAAACTGGCTACGATCCCACAACGTACCACCACCAGTTGCAGCTTGATTGAAGATACCATGCTCAGCTGCAGTCACAGACGAATTAACCACATTGCTACCAACAGTACGAAAGATGTTGGCTGACGCACCTTCGGTGAGCGTACCAGTCGCACGAGTCGAAGCTGGCGTAAGCTGAGTGGTAAACTCGGTCTGAAGCGCAGTGTCACCAGTCGCCTCAGCATTAGTACCTGAACCAATGCCGTGGTAACGAAGAGTCGAGAGATTCTGAGTACCCTGCCAAGCGTCGGTAAGGAAGTTGACGCCAGCAGTAGTTACGACTCGAAGTGAAGCAAGGCCGTAATCGTAGCACGTTGAGATACGAGCCATCGCCTTGATGCACTCAACGTTCCAAATCGGGAACAGCTCAGCAAGCTGATCCAGCTGCTTCTTAACATCTTCTGGACTGAAATCCATGATAGGATGAAAAACTCGCACGTACAGAGAACCGTACATATGCGAGATGCAGTGCTCATGAGCAATAGCAAGACGATTGAACTCAGGCATGAGCCTAGAGTTCTGCTGCTGCTTCCAATCACGAGTCACTGGATTCTTGTCAAGCTCCCACCGAGTCGCATCAAGCAGGCTCCGATAGGAAGGCTGACGGTTTAGAACTTGCGACGTTACTTTCATGTTAATGCTTCCCATTGAGTAGGATACGAACGGTGGTCTCATGATAACCTAGGTTACCAACTACCTTACAAACTCTATATCTCGATCCTTGGGTAGGCCAGGCATAAAGGCCGTTACTGGAAAATTCAAAGGACTGTAAGCCCTCAGATGTTTCTAGTTCCAGCTTAATGCCTTCAGCCTGACCCAACCCAAAGATTTCGAGTTTGGACTCGTTGCCCTTAGCAATGGTCCACGGGCCCTCGTAAGCTTCCCTACAAGCAATCATTGCTAAGCGAGATGGCATAAGGTGTCCAAATTTGTACAACTACCTAGCGCTCTCAGGGTTATCTGAGATGTACCAGATAGTATAGTCATTGCTGCCATCAGGAGCTGTGTTAGGACTGTAGGTACCACGAGGATCAGCGGTAGATACAGACGAAGCTGCAACCACGGTACCGTTAGTCACCACGGAACCTGCAGCAACTTCCTTCACAGCACTAGCGACAGCACAAGGAGACTCCAAACCTAGCTTAGTGCCAGTACCAGCGATGATCGTATTGGCACTTGCATCAGCGGCCACAACCTCAGTGATTGAGGTGATAGTCTTAAACGCCTTGGCACCAGTAAAGGTCTTGGAGGTGCCAGTAGCAGTTACCGACCAAGCCTCAGTCTGAACCTGACCATAAATGTCAGTTCCAGTAATTGTGCCACTCATAGCTACGACAGACGTGGCATGAGTGACAGTAATCACTACGTTGCGAGCATGACCATTGATGCCGACTCCAGAGGTGCAAAGCGCACCTCCGAGAGTCATGGACGTTGTTCCAGCTGCTCCCGCTCCAGCATGGGAGGCACTAAACCCATCAGTGTCCGCTGTGATGGGATCAGTCCAGGTCTGCTTAAGAAGCGCTGAGGGCGTAATCAACCGCCCACGGCCTTTAGCAGCACGAAAGCTCCTGGTGCTGATGTAAGAGGGATCAAGAGGCATTTCTTAGCTCCCCTGTGAGCCCCACACGCCACGCCAGTCATCGAAGCCAGACCCGTTACGACGAGTCAGCTTGTAGAGGGCATCGCCTGTGTGGAAGTCGTCGCTGTTGGTGAAGGTCACCTTACGACGATCGTAGTACTGAACACGATGCTCGTCGCACAGCACGAACCACGCATCAGCGTCAGTGAGATAGTGAGACAGGTGAGCGCTCAAGCCCTCATTAGCAACCTGGTTAATGTCGTTCTGATTACCACCAGGAAGCTTCTGAGTCTTAAGAACCTGATTGACCATCCAGTAGTCACCAATGCTATGCACGACCAGCTTTGGTACGAGCAGCATTGGAATGACACCAGACTCGTCCATCAGGGAGTGGAACGACTCCAGTGCCACCTGCAGGGAAAGCAGGTCAAAGTCGGCATCAGTCGCGTGACGATTAGACTGAGTACCACCCTTGATATTGGCATGAGTAGTGGAGCACAGAGACTCACCGCTAACGAAGCCAGAGAAGCTGGTATCGAAAGCGTTGTTGTATGGAGCGTGCTGCACAATCTCCAGATTGTTACGAGCCGAACGCCCAAGAGCCTTGGACATTCTGTTGCCCATAACACCGTAGAGATCGTCTTCCATCATTTCCTGCGTGATGCGGAAGCCAAGAGCGTAGGTGCTCCAGGTAAACCGCTTCACCGAACCCTGCTGGGCATCCTGGTAGGTGACCGACTGACCTTCGGCCTTATCTACCAGTGTACCAAAGCCAGCAATAGGGAACGTCTCTTCGTAGGCTCGCTGGCTAGTCTCCATATTCACCAGCTTGCCACCTTCGTTAGGCCGCTCCTTGTAAGTCTCAAAGAGCACCTTGCGGAATCCAGGCGCCAGAAGATGCGAGAAGGCGCCACGTACCATAGTCATTTGCTAGGCTCCTTAGCTCGCGATGGCGTCAAACTGCAGGTTAGCCGCAGTGAACGAAACGAACCATTCACCAGTGGCAGGAACGACCTTCTTGACGATGACACGAGTGTTAGACGTGTCAGTGGTATCAACTGCCCAGTGACCACTAGACAGACGAACGATACCATAAGCCACGCCCTCGTGCGTCGCCTTCACAGGCGTGGTTGCACTGCACATACGCACAAGAGCATTAGGCTTGAGCAGACGAAGAGGAATCTGCCCATCAGGAGTAAGAACACGAGCATCCTCACTGACCACTTCACTGATACCAGCGATGAGGGAAGGATCAGCACCGCAGCGCTTGATCTTACCATCAGCAGTATCGTAGTACATGAGCTCACCCGGTGCAGCGGCAGTTTCACCTGCAGTCTGCGACGGAGTGAACGGAAGGACCTCACTGCCATTTTCAATCTGGGCAGTTACGGTCGCGGCGAAATCAGAAGCCATCTGTCATTACCCTCGAAGAAGGATTTCTTCCGCACTCATCTTAATACCACGGTTATCTCGGAGATACTTAGACAAGGCTTCAGCCTCGTTCTCCATCTCCTTTACATGCATAGTCAAACGTTCTTGAGTGCGCTTCTTGATTTCCGCGACACGCTCTTCGTACTTCTCACGTGGAAGCATCATAAGAATGAGATTACCACGAGCTGCAGTACCAAAGCCCTCAGGCAATTCACTCTCGGGAACTCGAACATAACCTTCCATCTGTCTACGCTGAGCCTTATTAACTGAAACCCAACGTAGTCTCTTTTCTGGATGGCTAGCTTGTACACCATTAGCATCAAGAATCATAGCTGATGGAGTGTTTGGCACAGCTCCAGATGAACCAGTGCTAGCCTCAAGACGCTTAAGCTCAGCCTTCATAGCCTGAATCTTAGCAATTACCTCAGCCTTACTAGGAGTTTCCTTGGGCTGAGCCTGAACCTGTGGGTTATTCTTCACAATCTCGGTCATACTTTGCTCCATTTCACGTATTCTTCTGGCGTCAGGCCAAGGTTACGAGCGATTTCAAGTGAAGTAGCATCCAACTGAGCAGTGGACTGAGGTGCTGGAGCACGAACCTGAGAATTCATACTAATTCCAGCATCTGCAGCCTGTGCAGCACGAGCAGTTTCGAGAGTCGGTGCACCAGCCTTAGTAGCATAGTGCTGAGCCATCTTCTGAAACGAACCTTCCTTACCACGAACGATGGCAATAAGGTTATCAAAGGCCTCAGCCGAAGTCAGAACCTGCTTGGCGTTAGGAATCTGACGAATCATCTCGCTACTTTCAGGCCCAAGAACCTCAAATTCAGCAGAATACTTACGCCTAGCTTCAGCTTCAGCTTGTGCAGCAACAGACGCAGTAAGTGATCCAGCTCGTGCGTCGATATTCTTCATCAACTCATGGCTAGCTTGCTTCTGCATCACCTCAATTGCTTGTAGTGGATCCTTTTCATACAGCTCAGCGAGCTGCTCCCTTGTAAGCATTGGTTCTTCTTTGGGCGGTTCCGGCGGCGGAGGCGCCGTACGTGCGGCCAAAGTAGCCATCTGATCTGCTTGTGCACGAGCACGCTCGCTGGTCTTAAGAGCATCAGCCATCGAAGCTGCATACTTAATCAGATCGTTGACTGACTTACCCTTAAGATCGTCCGGAATTCCTTCTCCATCCACCTTAATCTGAGTTAGATCAGGCGGAGTCGGAGCTGACTGATGTTCCAGGTCGTCCAAAGTCACTGATTCAGGTTGTACTGGCGCCGACATTGTCTTCTCCTAATCTAGTTTTGATCAAACTAATGAGATGTTCCAAACCTTTCTTGCACTCACGATACGCCTTGACCTGCCCCTGCAAGTTGTAAAATACTGGCGGGGCTTGCTCCTGCTCCAGGGATCGCTGGCTGCNNCCCTTGAGGTCCTGAAGCGATTCCAGCAAGGCTCTGAGGTCCGCCTCCAACATTCTGTCCAATCGTAGACTGTCCGCCATTGATATACTTCTCCAGTTCGGGCAAGTAATCTTCCGGATTCTTAATGTCGTACTTGATAAGCAAGTCACGGAACATCTGACGAGCTGCCTTCATTACATCTACAACCATATTTGAGAAGTCTGGCAACTGTTGCTGCATCTGAATGGCAGCCTGACCAGCAGCGAGAAGCTTCTCAAGGTACTGCATCATAATCTGGATGATCTGCAACTGCATCTGCTGCATAGCCTGACGATTGCCTGCAGCATCTGTGGCAGAGAGATCGAAAGCAAGAGCACCATTAACGTTCTCGTGCGTGACTTTGCTAAAGAACTCCTTAAGCTTTGCTCCAATCTCGTCGTCGCCAAAGACGATTTGATCAATGTCTTCAGTACCGTACTGTATCCAAATAGACATCCAGAAGTCGAGGATCTCACTGAACCCAGCTCTAAGATTTTCCAGAACTTGCTCGACACGCTTGGTGCCCTCTTGAATCAGTGCAAGCGTTGAGGTAGCGGTAGCTCTAGAACCAATGATCGGGGATTCTCTTCCTGTGAGATAGTCAGAGACTCCGGTTCGTTTCTCGACCATTCCAAAGAGATTCTGTCGCTCAGTAAGAGTAGATGGGTAGATCTCCCCGGCGGCAAAGGGTATGAAATCGGACTTTGGATCGTCCACAAAGAAGCAACGTCCAGCATAGAGACGTGGGACTTCCTCGATCCCAGACTCTCGCTTGACAATGAACATTCTAATATTAGCAAGGTAGGCATTGTCAGTCGCCATCTGGTGCCACTTAGTCAACGCATCCTGGAAAGGCTTAACCATCTCAGCCAAACCAAGACCGTACAACGAGTCGTTGACAACAGTGAATGGAACTATGGTATAGGGCTTACGCTGATGAAAGTACCAGTTGTATCGACACTGGAGAATAGTGCGAGTGTCCTTGTGATACGTGACAACTAGCTTCTCAGGTATCCCGTCTCCATCAATATCGTAATCGCACCACATCTCATAAACAATGAGCTCGTTACTACGAAGTCTTGTTGGAACATGCCTAGCTGCGTCTTCACGGGACTTCTCCAGATCGGTACGTTCCTGAGACTGCATAGCCTTAATTTCATCTACATTAACAAGATACTTAGAAGCCTCCAGTACCTTGAGCTTATCATACGTAGTGCGAATACGCTCAGCAACGACTGGGCAGTCCTGAAGGAATTGATAGTTGGGCGGAAATAGAAAGTCGCCCAAAGAAACTCCCACGGTCTTAGGACCACAGTAACGCTTCTCGTCTTTCTTAACGACTTCCCACGTCTTGTCATCGTAGGTTACAATCTTACACTGTTCAACGTAGTAAGTGGTCTTAAAGACGCAAGTGCCAAGCTTAGTAAACTCTAAGATGCGTGGCTGCGCCACTTGCCGTAGATGAACTTTGTGACGTTGCCAGAAGTCGATCCATGCACTGATCGCAGGAATGTAAGGTATGAAGGATTTCTTAAGCGCCTTAACCTGGAACACAGGATCTTGCTTGAAGATACCTGTGTCCAGCCTGGCGTTGATAGGATCCACTGCCATTGCGATGGCAGGGATGACCGTAGTGTCTGCGCCAACGTATGGCCTGGTCTTTGGTGCCTGCGGTAGCGCACGGTAAGCCTCTTCTTGTTTACCCCACTCAGTCTGCAGCTGAGACTGGTCAGCCTCAAGGGATTGCAGCCACTCGTCTAGCCAGATACGAAGAGAGTCTTTACGCTCTTCAGTCAGTCCAGGGATAATAGCCTTAGGTAGAGGCTCGGAGTTTACAGCACCTACCTGTGTCGGCTCGTCACCTTCGGTGACTGAGTCGCCAACTGAACTGCCTTGATTAACGTACGTTATATCATCAGCCATCTAGTTCCTCTGGTCAACTCGAGCGCGCCTTCGGCGCGACGACGAGGTGGGCTGGAATGGATCTGATCTGTGTCCTCTCGGCAAGACGGGTTTGGAGCGTTTGGGCTCCTAGTGCCTCCTTGCGGCTCCTGCGATCTTCGAGAGGGTGACACTTCTCACAAGTCCACTTGA